CCCAATCAATGGCTGACTGAATGCCGCGTTCGATTGCGTCTCCTATAGCGTCACCCAGTGCGCCGATAGCCTCGATCGTTTGCTCGATCGAACTGACTACGAGATCCGGCAGGGAGGCGAAGAACTCACCGACACCGCCGAAGAAATCCGCCACGCCCTCTTTGAAGGAGCTGCCGATTGACTTGATCGCGCCCCACAATTCGCCGAGAGCCTTGACGGTTTCAGCCGGGAGATTGATGAGGGCGTCAAGCCATTCCTGACAGGTCTCGCGGATCGCCTGAATCCTTTCATCAGATACGCCGATAAAGCTCAGGAAGCGACCGAGAATCGAGTTCCCGCCCCGAATGAAAGCGAAGAGATCATCGAAAGCCAGCGCGAGAGCAACCACAGCGGCCGTTACGACGGCCACGGGGTTCGCGAGCATCGTCGCGTTGAGCGCTGCCATGATGCCCTGACCGCTCTTGAGCACCTTGAAAAACGTCGACGAGGCCGTGATTGCCTGAATGATCGACCGCCCATAAGTAGCGGCCAAAACAGTCCCGACCCCCGCCAAAACGAGCTTGACTGCGCGGCTGTGCTCTCTGATGAAGGCAACGCCGTCGCCGATCACCTTTAGCACTTTGTTCACGACCGGGAGCACGGTAACGGCGAGCGCGTTGGCGAGAGCCTGCGCCTGATCCGTGAACTGCCGCCAACGGATGTTCATCTCGCGCGCGGCTTTTGCCTGTTCCGGGGTAAAGGCGACGCCCTTGTATGCCTCGGCCGCATCGGTCGCGCTGTCCTTGAACTTAGTAAAGACTGCGGCCGCATCCTGACTCAGCCCCATCGCATTCAAAAAGTGCGATGCCTGCTGATCGGTCATGCCCTTGACGGCCTCGCCCATGCGGAAAAACTCATCCGCTGAGCGGCGTTTGTCTACCGTCCACGACTCAAGTGCGCTTTTGAATGCCTCCTCGCTACCGCCGGCATCACGATTAGCCTTCGCCCACGCATCGATCTTGTCTGTGGCAACGCCCGTTCTCTCGCTCAGAATGTCGAGACTCTCGCCCGTCTGAGAAAGATTCTGAAAGAGCCGCTGACCCGAAAAGACCGCGACGAATGGCGCAACTACCCGCTTGAAAAGCGTGCCGAGCTTTCCCATGCGACCTGCCAGATCATCCATAGCGCGCCCGGTGACGAGCGAGGCCTTCTGCCCTGCCGTTCCGATCGCCATGATGCGCTCAGCCACCTCATCAGAGACCCCGCCGAGCATAAGCGTCGACTTGGACGCGCTGGCTGCCATCTGATCGATTTCGGCGCCGCTCACTTCCATCCGCTTGCCTAGGTCCGAGACGGCCTTTGACGCGTTCTCGAGTCCTTTGTTCAGCTCCTCGCTGTCGAGGCCGAGAGCGATTACGAGTCTGTCTACTACACTAGCCATTTTCTTTCTCTAGCCTTTGTTGTGCGAGCCACGAATGGTAGTTGCGGAGCTCTAAAACCTCGAGGAGCTCATAGGCCTCCTCGAGCGTCAATTTTTCTTTGAGTTCGACCATACTGGCCAAACCTGCGGCGACAATCGCGCCGCAGATTTTGGGAACATTCGCAAAGGACGCCACGCCCTTTACTTTGAGGCAGGCGTTTCGGTACTTTGCGGCATAAGGGACTTCAAGGCGTCGCCATCGAAGAAAAAACCGAAGTTCCGGCGAAGTGATTCAATCCTGAGCTTCGTCAGTGTCAACGGGCTCTCGATGACGGCGCACGCGGACTCACCTTCGAGGCGGCGCAGCGCATTGCCCTGCACAAGCGTGCAGCACGAAAGTAGATCGTCAAGCAGAGGGCGTGCCTCGTCGTAGGGAATCGTGAGAATGGTCTTCAGCAAATCCGCGGGCTTGCCGCTGAAAACCTGCTGAATGTCGTCAACGTTACGCCCCATGGCAAAAGCCGCGCGATACATCCACTGCTCGGCCTTGTAAGCCGACATGGGCGTAATCGTGAAGCTCTTGAGCGTCGTACCGTCCTGCACTTCAAGCTTAGAGATGTCCATCGCTCCTCCTTACAGCACGCGCTCAAAGTCAAAGCCCCACTGCGTCGGCTGCATCGTGCGAGACGCCGCCGACATCGGAGGGGCACTCTTGAGGACGCCCTTCACGAACGTGCGCGTAACCCCCAGCGCAGGGATGTAGCACGTCAGAGTACACTCGTACGGCTTGTTGTTCGCCTCCATGCAGTCGCGCACATACTCAAGTGCAGAGGCGGACGGCGAGGAAGCTTCAAGCGTGAGCGTCACAGACGAAATGTTCTTGATCACGCCTGCCACCATGTATCCGTCGACCGATCGGCGCGTTTCCGCCATCTCGATCGAGTCACTGGAGAAAATACCGTCGGCGCTAAACTGCTGAAGCTGAATGCCCGACGGGTAGAGCTCGTCCACAGTCAGAACGAGCTGAGCATTTGCAGACGTTACGTCAAAGTTGGAACTGGCCATTTTATGCCCCTAAAAAGAAGCCCCAACGGCCAAACCGTCAGGGCTGATGATGTTCACTAGATAACTACAATCACTTCTGCGGAAAGAGCCTGAACGCTTCCTGCATACGCGTAGAAGATTGTCACGGAAGGCGCTTCGCGGTTCGCACGACCTGCGGCATCGGGCAGGGTGATGCCTAGCCAATAGCCCTTGGAGGTGATCGCCTGAATCACGTCCTCGCCATCGTCGCCCGTCTCCTGCATGATCTGCGACTTCTGCGATTCATTGAGCGCGAGACCGGCGTCAATCACGCCGTTGTTGATGCAACGGTTGATCGGATCCTGGCACCACGCGCGAATCAGTGCCTCGCCTGCGGCGTTGTACGGCACTCGGTTGACGTTCTTGAAGCCCGACATGCAACTCGTCTGGATCGCGGAGCGCAGGTAGATCGAGCCATAGAGCACGTCAACGAAGCCATAGAAGTCGCTAGAGAGCGTCCCTCGGTTGAAGAACTGGAACTGATCATTTCGCGTAGCGTACTGGCCGATGAAGTTGATGCGGTTGCCCTCAAGCGCGTTCGCAACGGATTCCTCGAGAACGTTCGGGGAAAGGCCGGAGGCATACTTGGCAAACCAAGTCTTCATGCCCTGCGTGCGGTTCCAAGCGATAGAAGCGCCGCAGGCCATTGCCATAGCGGAAAGTCCCCACGTCGGGAAGTAGATCGGGACTACGACGTCGTACTTATCAACAATCTTTGCAAGCGCGCCATTCGAAGCCGTCAACGTGCTTTCAAGATTCTTGTCGCTAGACCACGGGAAGTAAACGAAATCATCGTAGATGTCCGCCCATGCGGCAAGGGCTTCAATTTCTTCAAGCTCGGCCTCCCAGAGCGTCGTAAAGCCGACCCAGTTCCGCGTGACGGCGCAGATCGCCTCCATATTGGCCGTCTCAGTCATAGCATCAACGCCCTGAGAGATGACTGCGCCTGCGGCCTGCGTCAGGCCGAGCATTTCGCTGAGGTCGGTGCCGCTGTCGGACTTAGAGGCGTAGCCAATCGTTGCAGCCTTGCCCTTCGTGTCCGTCGTAAACGTGAAGGCGTTGAGATTGCTGTCGTACGTGCCCTTGACGTCTGAGATCGCCGTAGCAATTATCGTCGCGGCATCAGAGAGCGAAGTAGCAGAGGAGAGATCGATCGAAGCGGCCTTCTTTTCCTGACCGCCGACGCTAATCTTGAAAGAGCCGTCAGTGATTTCCTTCAGGGCTTCGAGCGTAACGGAAAGCTCGCCGCCGCGAATCCAAGCGCCGTCAGCCTCGGTGACACGGCGTGCGATCACAAGAGACTTCGGCGCGCTCTGCTGGTTCTGCACGCCGCCGAAGTACTGCTGAGCAAAAGCCGTCTCTTCGGCCTCGGCTCCGAACATGGCAGACACATCCGACGTCGACGAAAAGGCTACCGCAGGCGTACCGGCGGGTAGAACCGTGTTCTTCGTGAGCAGGAGCCCATTGGTTTCAAGATCGCTACCGCCGCCGCTGATTACGCGCGGAGAGACCGCAACGATGCGGGATGCAGGCAAAGACATATGGATATCCTCCAATAAAAAAGCGCCTCTGCGGGGCGCTCCTTGGGTAAGTTAATTAAGACAATGCACATCAGCGCGGCGGGAATCGCACATCGACGTTATGCACGCCGACATGCACGGCATCAGTGCTTTCAACATCAAGCCTGACGACGTGCGTGTAGGTGATGTGAAGCGTCGTCGTCCATCGCTGAACGAACTGATTTTCATCTACCACCACGGTTGTATTGCGAACGTCATCAGCGTAGAGACTGGATAGGCCGTACTTCTGAAAGAAGTCGCAGCCTGACACCGTTCTGGCCACCGTCGCAACCGATTCTGCGCGCATACGGGCCGTTTCCGGATGATCGCTATAGACGTCGACTTGAACGCTCATCTCGACCAACCTAGAGACCACAGCGTCCATTTTCTGAGTCGCCGTGTCCCACTCATAGGACTCGACGGGCGTCCCGATCTCCCGGTGCGCGATGATCGTATTAACGACGTAATCGCGCGAGTCCGGCAGAGAAAGGTTGTTTTGATTTCCCGCGATGACGTGCGTAGCCTCAAGGCCTGACATCATCAGCAACTCGAAGTCTTTGACGGCCTTGTAGACCGTCTCATCGGAGACGATCGTAGAGCGCGTAGGAGGGCTTTGCATCATAACCATACAATCCCCTGCGGCGGGCTTAGCTGAAGCGTAGCGCGCACACTCAACCAGTTGACGCCTGAAAAGTTTTCTAGAACCGCATCTACAGCCCATACAGTCCCGTCCTTGCGCAGGATGTAATCCCCTGCGCGGGAGAGTGGACGAAAGATGCCTGCGGTCTGTTTTGCAAAGTCCTTCGGGGCGAATAGGTAGAACTTACGCACGATCGAATTAGCCCCCGCCATGTCGGCATGAAACAGCGCCGCATCGCCCTCGCTCTGCACCTGCGCCATAACGCCCATAGTGCGCTCGTACTGCGGCGCGGCAAAGCCATTTTCATCTGGCACTGAGCCCGTTGAGTGAAGTAGCTGAACTTCCTCATCCGGGTGGATCGCATTGATCGATCCGCGTACCACTGCATGTAAATTCAGCCCCATACAACTCCCTGATTCTCAACCCTGAAGCTCATGTTCATTTGACCTCAAAGGCGATTGAGTGAAGCAACGCCCCCGACAAAACCATCGGCTGCGTCGTGGCGGAGCTGGCTTTCGACGAGTGGTTTTTTCCCCCAGTCTTACGCCCTGCAGACTGCGCGGCGTAAAGCTCCATCGTGAGCGGCGCGCGCTCTTGGAACTTTTCCTTTGTCGTCCCGCCACTTGCAATGGTTGCCTGCACGTCTTGTGCGGCGACAGTGCCTAGTACAACGTTCTCGAAATAACGCCATTAAGTCTAATTTTGCGGTATAATTAGGGGGCCTACTTATTACGGACCTCCTCCCATGTCGC